CAAAAGTAAAAGCATTTCACGATACTAATGGTACAACTAGCGACTTTACACCAGTTAAAAGTGTATTATATGATTATGATTATATACCTCCTACAACGACATCTAGTACGACAACAACTACTACCACCACAACAACGACAACGCTACCTAAGGCGGAAGATGTGGTCGAAGATGGTATCACTACGTACTTGGCTTGGGATAAAAATGGATGTGAACACCCAAATAATCCTTTATCGTATAAACAATATTTGGAAGCCGTAGAAAGTGGAGATTGGTTTGGTTATCAGCCCAGTGATTGCAGTAATGTACCTGATGATGTTGTTGATATTGTCGAAGAGGAAATAGATGATGAGCTGGACCAAGAGATACTTGAAGATGACACCATCACAGAGGAGATTATTGAAGAGGAAGTTATTGAGCTCACGGAAGAAGAGATAGCTGCTATTGAAGCAGAGATTGCTGCTGAAGAAGAGCGTTTAATTCAGGAACAGATAGATGCTGAAGAAGAATTACTTATATTAGAAGAGCTTGAGGATAGTGTTATTCCTCTTGAGGATTTATCTGAAGAAGAGTTAGAAGAATTTGTAGATATTATACAGGAAATCGAAGATACTATTGAAATTATAGAAATAGTAGAAGAAGTTATAGAGTTAGATATACCTGAAGAAGTTATAATTATTATTGAGGAAGAGGTTTTAGAAGATGATGTTGTTGTTGTGGTGGAAGATGAAGAAGTTATCGAGGAAGTTTTGGATGAGCCAATACAGGAAGATGTTGAGGAGGAACCTGCAGAAGAACTTTCTGAGGAAGAAGTCGTTGAAGCAGTATCTGAAGTTGAAGAAATCGTTGAGGATATTGTCGTTGAAGAAGCTACCACCGAAGAAGTTGTAGAAGTTCTTGAAGAAGTTAATGATGTTGGCGTACAAAATTTAGATAAAGCTACTGAAGAGGTACAAGAAATAGTACAAGCTGTTGTCGAGGAGGCAATTGAAAATGTTGAAGAACTTACAGAGGAACAAGTTGAGGTTGTTGCTGAGGTATTATCAGTTGAAACTGAAGATGTTGAAATTATTGCAGAGGCTGTTAAATCAGATACTGTAGTAGCAGAAGCTGTAGAAGAATACGTGGAAAGAGCTGTAGAAAATGCAGACGTAGAAGATTATACCCTAGCTGATGTTGTTACAGAAATACAATACGAAGCATTTATAGAAAATCCTATAGAAGTTTTTGTAGATATTGATGTAGAGGAAATAAACCTTACAACTATTGGGGATGATATGACTACAGACCAAAAGGAAAAAGCTCAAGAAGTTGTAGTCCCAGTTATTTTGACTAGAATAGCTACTATGGCGGCTTTCGTATTTAGGAAAACCTTATGATTAAAAGAGTAATTAAAAAAGTATGGAATTGGTTAATAGAAATAATCAAAGAAACACTTAATCTTAGCTGGACTTTAGTTGGTTTAGTTATAGCTACCCTTACGTTAACAGGTAGTGCTCAACAAATTACTGGATTAGCTACTATAATTACATTAGTCATATGGTTACTAACTATAGGATTTAGAAAAGATAAACCACAAGGTGGTGCAAAGAAAGTCAGTAGGTAATGTGTATGGTTACAACTAAACCAGATGGTTCATTTGTACAAGTATGCAATTGCAAACATGGCAGTTCTTTTTGTGAGGAGGAATAATGGCAGTGCCAGAACGTGTTAAAAACACAATGAAAAAACATGGACTTAAAGGTGTTAACAAACCAAAACGTACACCTAGTCATAAAACAAAATCACATGTTGTTATGGCTAAAGAAGGTGATACATATAAACTAATTAGATTTGGCCAACAAGGTGTTAAAGGTGCGGGTAAAAACCCTAAATCTAAAAAAGATAAAGCTCGTAAGAAATCTTATTATGCTAGACATAATGCACAAGGTAAACCTAAATCTAAATTGTCTGCAAAATATTGGTCACATAAGGTAAAGTGGTAATATGGCAAAAAAAGGTTTATATCATAATATAAATAAAAGAAAAAAAGCAGGTACAAGTAGGTCTAAAAAAAATTCTACTATATCTAAAAAAGCTTATTCTGATATGCAGAAAGGTTTTCCTAATAGCAAAAAAAATAAAGCTAAAAAGAAATCTAAAAAGAAATAATGCACAATCTACCTGGAGCATACGTTGTCAATAGCCCTAAACCTGGACAGTACTGCAGTAATTGTATGCACTACGTTAATAATTATTGTACTAAGTTTATTGAAGAAGTAGCACCATATGGTTGGTGCAAAGTATGGCAAGGAGTACAACTTGAAGTATGAAGTATTAAGAATTAGTAGTGGTAAAGATTCTACGTCTGGTTTGCTATTTGAAATTAACAATGGTAAACGTACGTTTCTTGCATATACACTAGAAGATGAACAACGTGACGTTAAAGTTTGGGGTGAAACAAGGATTCCTGCAGGTACATACAAGTTAAAACTACGTACTGAAGGTGGGTTTCATAGTAGATATGTAGGTAAGTATGGTGCCATGCATAAAGGTATGATATGGGTTCAAGATGTACCAGGCTTTGAATATATATTATGGCATACAGGTAATACTGATGAGCATACAGCAGGGTGTTTAATCCTAGGTAACACACAAACTAACAATCGTATAGCTAAAGATGGGTTTATTGGTAGCAGTGTTGATGCATACAAGTTTGTGTATCCACGTGTTGCAGCAGCTATTGAATCTGGACAAGATGTAGAAGTTACTTACATAGATTATGATGGTGATGTAACTAATACACCAGAAAATACATCTGATGTAATGGAAAAATTACAAGAGATAAGTGGTGAAGTACAAACTTTGTCTGCTAAACTAGACGGCAGGAGAATAACATAATGGTTAAAATACCTAAAAGTAAAAAATTATATAGTGATGAAGGTGGTTTTGATTATATAGAATCTGACCCTGAGTATGACCCATCTGGTGGTGACCCTTTAAGAAAACAAAGAAAGATGGATTTTATTGGTGGAGAAATGGATGAGCTTGCTAGCACTGGTTATCGTGGTGGTTCTACTGCAGGTGGTCCTTTATCAGACCCTACACAATTTGGACCTGTTGGTGATAAACAATCTGTACCTTTCGAAGGACAACAACGTCAAATGTTATCACCACAACGTGGTGTAGAAGAAGCTATTGAATCTGCAATAGACCAAGAAATATCTAATTTAGAATCAGCAATTAAATCTGGTGATAGTGTTGGAGAAATGAAAGCTACTGGTGAAATAAGTAGATTACAAGGTGAACTTAAAAAAGAATTAAAAGTATCTAAAGCTGCACAAGAATCAATGGGTGATACATATGAAACTAAAGCATTGCGTCAAAGAGTTACACAAGCTCATGGAGGTAAAATAGACCCAGGTAATGTAGAATATATGATTGAAGATGCTAAACCATTACCTACTACTTCTAAAGGTAAAGGTCCTGGTATTAAATCATCAGAAGCAATTATTAAAACAGGTTTAGAATCTAGAGAAATACCATACGATAAACTTAAAGATGGTGAATACTCACAATCTAGAAGTTCTAAATCACAAGCATCAGTAGAAAAAGCATTACGTGAAGGTGCTGGTGTTGGTAGTCCTGAAAGAGCTGGTGTATACACTGAAGCAATGGCACAAGCTAATGCATCTGGTGAGCCATATAAAGGTAGAATTAAACCTTATGATTACCGTGACCCAATGTTTGGAGAAACAGGTGGTATATTAGGCAAAGCTAGTAAAGACCCAGGAGGTCCTACGTTTACAGGTCTAGATAAACAAGGTAACATACTACAACCTAAACCTGCTGTACAATTTAAAACACCAGGTGGTAGAGATGTTAAAAACTTTAGTGCTGGTGGTAAAGTATCAGGTAATAAAGTAGGTTCTGTTACACCTGATGCACCTAAAGCTGTTGTATCTAATGAAGGTTTTAGTATGAAAAAAGCATATGATGATGGTGTTGCACAAGGTATGACATCAAGGCAAGCACAAAAGAATGCAGAACGTTTACAAAGATTATCTAAAATAAAAGGCAAAGGTAAGGGTAAAGGTAAGTTGTTTACTACTCTTGGTGCCGTAGGTATAGGTGCTATACTTAACAAGGATAGATAATGTTTGAGAAATTCAAACGAAAAAGAAATTCTGATGGGACGTTTAAGAATGACGTTGCGTGGACTCCTTGGAATGAAGCATGGAGTTATAAAATGAGTGAAGAATTAAAAGACATGGTAGAGAGAGCCGTATGGACTTTCATTGAAGCCTTTATAGGTGCGTTAACAGTTGCACCATTAGTCGGTGTAGAAGCAGAAACACTACAACTAGCAGCATTAGCTGGTGGTGGAGCTGCGTTAGCAGTTGTTAAAACATACGCTAAGAAACAAATTTCTAAATAATGCCTGCACCAAAAACTAAAACTAATGTTCCTGCTTGGCAAGATAGAAATGTCAAAAATCGTGGGACTAAATTAAATAAATAATGCCT